GATAATAGCAAGAAATATAGGAAAGTCAAATGATATGTATAAAAATATAAAAATGCTAGATATAATAGAAAATTTGATTGATGATTTATATTTTGACATACAAGAAGAACTAAATGAAGAATTAGAAAAAGAATATAAAAAAGAACTAGTAGACCTACCAAAATCAAACTAGTTCAGAAACACTTAAATATATGAATCTATTGTTATTATAGCACTTTTAACAGTAAGAATCAAGAGGTGTAAAAATGGTTGTAAAAGATTTAAGCAATAGTTTTCATCCATGCCCAAAACGGGCAATGTAATTTTACAAAGAAAAAGTCAGTAGATGAAACTAAAAACAATATTAAAGAAAATCAGAAGAAACGGCACAAATGATGTAGTAACAGATTTTTGTATTATGCCCAAAAGCACAAAATATAGTACAAAAAGAACTAAAAAGTATTGTGAAAGACACGAGGCTTATTATTCAAGAGCATATAGAAGTAAAAGCATTAAAGACGGTCTGATTGTATTTTTGACAGAAGAAGATCATCGAGGTACAAACGGAGTTCATGGAAAGAATGGAGATAAGTTAAATAGATACTTGAAAAAAGTAGCACAAAAGGCATGGATGGAATATTACAAAAAAACAAAAGAAGAATTTATTAATAGATATGGGAAAAGTAATTTATAGGAGGCATACTATGGACATACCAAATTATTATGCAATAATACCAGCAAAAATAAGATACGATAAAGAATTAATGGCAAATGCCAAATTACTATATGGAGAAATTACAGCGTTATGTAATGACAAAGGTATTTGCTGGGCAAGAAATGAATATTTTGCAGACTTATATGATGTAAGTAATGAAACAATATCACGTTGGATAAGTCAATTAAATAAAAAGAAATATATAAAAGTTAAAATGTTTTACAAAAAAGACAGTAAAGAGATAGATAAACGAATAATTTCTATTAACCAATACCCTATTGACGAAAACGTCAATACCTATTGTCAAGAAAATCAAAGTAATACCCTATTGACGAAAACGTCAATACCCTATATTCAAAAAAATCAAGGGGGTATTGATAAAAACATCAAAGAGAATATTACAAGTATTAATAATAAAAAAGAAGAAGAAAGAAATTTTCAACAAGAGTTAAAAGATGTTATTGAATTTTACGAGAACAATATTACTCTAATAACATCATTTATTTCAGAGGATATGGAAAAATATCTAAAATCAGGACTGTATTCAGACTTAATTATCGAAGCAATGAAAGAAGCGGTTTCAAGAAATAAAAGGAATTGGAAATATATTACTGGAATATTAAATGACTGCATAAACAACAAAGTGTATACAGCAAAGCAATTTAAAATCAGACAAGAAGAATTTAAATCGAATAAAACGCAAACACATCAAAGTAATAAAACAAAAGAAAAAATTGAATACAAGGAAGTAGAATTGACAGAAGAACAGTACAACAAAATGATAAACGAAAGAGGTAAAAAATATGAATGATGAAGAAATAGAAAAAGCAGTATTATTTTATATCATTTTCAAAAATGAACTATTTGATTTATCAGAAAAAGATTTCACAAATCAATGCAATAAAAAAATAATAAAAGCAATAAATGAATTAAAAGCGAAGCAGGAAGAAATTAGCATGCTAACAATACAAAGCAAAATAGATAGTGATTCAAGCAAGGTATTAAAATACTTAAGTGAATTAGGAAATTACATATACAAAACAAATGCGCAAACGGCATATGAGATGTTAAAAGATAAAACTAAAAAAAGAGAATTACTAGAACTAGCAAAAAATATTCAAAAAGAGATTAAACAAATTGAAGATGTTGATGTTTATCTAGAGAAGAGCATATCAGAAATACAAAAGATAGAGT